GGGTGAAGATATCACTTTATATCACGCCGATAAGACCGCTGATGAAGAGACCATTGCCGACGTATTTGATACGTTTACCGAGAAACAGAAGACAGTGGTGTATGCGATGATTGCTCAAAGTATCAGCGAAAATGATGAGGCAGAAGGCACCGCCATGAAACATGCCGAGAAGGATAAGTCCGAAGATGAAGAAACCATCGCTGACGTATTTGATACATTTACTGAGAAACAAAAAACAGTGGTGTATGCGATGATTGCCAGCGTTATGGATGAAAAAGATGGAGGAGACGATAAAACTATGAAACAAAACGTATTTGAAAAGGACAAAAAGAATCCAGAGAATGTTCTTAGCCATTCTTCAATGGAGGCCGTTATGAATGATGCTAAGCGTTACGGAAGTCTGCGTGACAGCGCCCTTGCACATGGGATTACTGATATTGATTACCTCTTTCCTGAAGCGAAGACAATTACTGATACTCCTGATTTTATTTCGAGGGATATGGGATGGGTTCAGAAAGTGTTCAATGCTGTACACAAAACGCCCTTCTCACGCATCAAATCTATACATGCAGATATTACGGAGGCCGACGCACGGGCTAAAGGATATGTTAAAGGTAATTTGAAAATCGAAGAGGTCTTTTCTCTTCTCAAAAGAACAACCACTCCAACAACCGTATATAAGAAGCAAAAATTGGATCGGGACGATATTGTTGACATTGTTGATTTCGATGTTGTGGCCTGGTTGAAGTTTGAGATGCGTTCCCTCCTCGATGAAGAACTTTGCCGTGCGTTTCTTGTTGGCGATGGCCGTAGTGGAGCCAGTGATGACAAAATCAATGAGTTAAATATTCGCCCAATCTGGACAGATGAGGATTTATATGCAATTAAAGTCCCGGTTGAAGTTGATGAAGATTCGATTGAGGATGAAGTTGCCAAAGCTTTCATTCGTGCGGCCGTCAAATCAAGAAAGAACTACAAGGGTTCTGGTAATCCCACTTTATATACCACCGAAGATGTTTTGACCGATTGTCTCTTAATGGAAGACAGTACTGGTCGGATGATCTACGATTCTGTTGAGAAGTTAGCTACCACTCTGCGAGTTAAAGAAATCGTCACTGTTCCGGTAATGGAAGAGTTAACTAGAACTGAGGACGAAGTAGATTATGCTCTGATGGGCATAATCGTCAATCTAAATGACTACAACGTTGGCGCTGATAAAGGTGGCGCTGTAAACATGTTCGATGACTTCGACATCGATTACAATGCACAAAAGTATCTTATTGAAACTCGTTGTTCTGGGGCGTTGACCAAGCCTTACTCAGCTATTGTTCTGGAAAAGGTAGTCGCCGTCGAAGAATAGGGTTAGTATCTTAAAAGGAGATTCAAAATGGGAAAGTTTTATGGTGTGGTCGGTTACTCTGAAACGACAGAAACGACCAAAGGGGTCTGGACCGAGACGATTACAGAACGTTATTACTCGGGTGACGTTATAAAAAACACTGGGCAATGGCAATCTGGAACAAATCTCAACGATAATCTCACGATTAATAACTCTATTAGTATTGTGGCCGACCCCTTTGCCTATCAGAATTTCCATGCTATGCGATATGTAAATTGGATGGGGGTTAATTGGAAGGTTACTAATGTCGAAGTCCAAAGACCCCGTCTCATCCTATCAATTGGGGGAGTGTATAATGGGTAGTAGACTAGATCTTCAAGATGTGTTAGAAGGACTTCTTGGCACTTCCCATGTTTATTTTCAACCCCCAGAAACAGTTAAAATGGAATATCCATGTATCGTATACTTGCGTAATACTCCTAAAACCCTTTTTGGTGATAACGTGCAATATCTTCACTATCAAGGATATCAAATCATGGTTATAGATAAAGATCCTGATAGCGAGATTCCGGAGAAAGTTGCAACACTACCACTGTGTATGTTTGAACGTCACTATACAGTGGACAATCTTAATCATGATGTTTATAAATTATATTATTAAGGAGGTAAAACTATGGCTGTACTTGTTTGGGATACCGTCGGCGAACGGTTATATGAAACGGGTGTTAAAAACGGGGTTCTTTACCCGCGAAATTCTCTTGGAGCATACCCTTTAGGTGTCGTCTGGAATGGTCTTAGCGCAGTTACAGAAAGTCCTTCTGGCGCAGAAGCCTCTCCAATTTATGCGGATGATATCAAATATCTTAATCTTATTTCGGCTGAAGAATTTGGAGCAACCCTTGAGGCTTACACATATCCTGATGAATTTGCGATATGCGATGGATCTGCTGAGATTGGTGGGACAGGTTCGGGTGTAGTGGTTGGCCAACAGACCAGAACTGTATTTGGTTTGGCCTACAAGACAACATTAGGCAACGATGCTTCCGGTAATGATTATGGGTATAAGTTACATCTTATCTATGGCGCTCAAGCAGCCCCATCAGAAAAAGGCTATCAAACCATTAATGATTCGCCCGAAGCAATCACCTTCTCTTGGGAAATCTCGACAACTCCTGCTGCCGTGACCGGATTGAAACCAACAGCATCATTAGTTATTGATTCTACTAAGGCTGACCCGACAACTCTTGCATCCCTTGAAGATATTCTCTTTGGAACCGCTGGAACCGATCCGCGTCTTCCATTACCAGATGAAATTGCCGCATTATTTGTTGCTGGGGCGCCTAGTGCCGTGGCATTGTCTTCAATCAGTCCACTGGACGACGCTAACGATGCTGCAATTACTGCGAACATCGTCCTTACCTTTAATAATGCTATCTTAAACGAAGCGATTGTTGTTACTTCAGCGGCTGGTGTAATTGTTGAAGGCGCGAAGACCTGGGATACTGCCGGTAAAGTTCTAACCTTCAATCCAACTGAGAGTTTAACCAACAGTACAACTTATATCGTTGCTATTAGTGGTGTGGTGGATATTTACGCGCAGGCGCTCGCTCCGGCAGTTAAGAACTTCACGACCGTGGGCCTTTAAATCATTAAGTCCCTCCTGATGGAGCTCTCTTACGAGGGCTCCTATTTTTAATTTGAAAGTAATTTGAAGGGGGTTAAATACCATGCTTAAGAAAACCATCACTTATGAGGACTATGATGGTAACGAACGGACCGAGGATTTCTACTTCAATCTTAGTAAAGCTGAACTCATGGAGATGGAGATGTCTGAGACCGGTGGGTTTGTTCAAATGGCCAAAAAAATCGTTGCTGAGAAAAATGCGAAACGACTCATTGAGCTTTTTAAAGATCTGATTCTTAAATCCTATGGTGAGAAATCGGCAGATGGTAGACGTTTCATAAAAAATCAAGAACTTCGCGATTCTTTCTCCCAAACCGAAGCTTATAGTTTTCTGTTTATGCAACTGTCGACAGATGCCGACGCTGCTGCTGATTTTGTGAATGGTATTGTCCCAGCCCAATTATTGGCTTCAAGTAGGAACGCATTATAATGTAACTAGGGGGGATCAAAGAATGTTAAAGATTACAATACATTCTATCGAATTATATGATGAGATTAAAGATGAATTTATTAATTCGAAAGAACAAGTATTACAACTCGAACATTCTCTGGTCTCCCTTTCAAAATGGGAGTCAAAATGGTGTAAACCATTCTTATCGAAAGTGGAAAAAACAATTGAAGAATCCATCGATTATATTCGTTGTATGACATTAACCCAGAATGTGGACCCAGATACATATAAGTTAATTTCTCAAGAGAATATGTCTCAAGTTAGTAAATATATTGAAGCCCCTATGACCGCCACAACATTTTCAAACTCCGGAAAATCTAAAAATAGAGAGATTATCACGGCTGAAATCATCTATTATTGGATGATAGCCTTCAATATACCATATGATTGTCAAAAATGGCATTTAAATCGACTATTAACACTTATCGATGTGTGTAATATAAAAAATAATCCTCCAAAAAAGATGAGTCAAAAAGCACTAATGAATCGTAACGCAACTTTGAATGCTGCACGTCGACGATCGTTAAACACTAAGGGGTGAGCATCGAATGATCGTATTTAAGCATAGAGGAAACTTCAAAAATACTGAACGTTTTCTTACTAATACTCAGAAGGTTCGTTATTTACGTATTCTTCAGAAGTATGCTCGAAAAGGTGTTATAGCACTTACCTCAGCAACACCTATAGATACGGGTTTAACTTCAAAATCTTGGGACTATGAGGTAAATGTTTCTAGATCAGGGTATTCGATAAGTTGGACCAACTCCAATGTTGTATCGGGAGTTCCCATTGCAATTATTCTCCAGTATGGCCATGGAACTCGAAATGGTGGATATGTTCAAGGACGTGATTATATTAACCCTACGATTCGACCAATTTTTACTAAAATAGCAACTGCTGTATGGAGGGAGGTAAGTGGATGAATAATCATATTGACGAACGAGTCGTAGATATGCAATTCAACAATAAACAATTTGAGAGTGGCGCCAAAACAAGTATCAAGACTGTTGAAGCTCTTAAAAAGGGACTTAATTTAGATGCCGCAACAAAGAGCTTATCTAATTTAGATAAAGCTGGTAGATCTTTTTCTCTTGCGGGTATTTCCGCAGGAGTTGACGCTATCTCAAATAAATTGTCAAATATGAGTATCATAGGTATAACCGCCCTTACGAACTTAACGAATTCGGCTATTAATTTTGCTACCAATATAGTTAAATCCTTAACTATTGATCCTATATCTATGGGGCTCGAAGAATACGAAACTAAAATGGGAGCTATTCAGACAATCCTAACAAATACAGCAAGTAAAGGAACCACACTTGCTGATGTTAATAAAGCATTAGGCGAATTAAACACCTATGCCGACCAAACAATTTATAATTTTGCTGAGATGACTCGTAATATTGGAACTTTTACAGCAGCCGGTATCGAATTAGATGTGGCTACTAAATCCATTAAAGGAATAGCTAACTTAGCTGCTGGTTCTGGATCTAATGCTCTACAAGCGTCGACGGCAATGTATCAACTTTCCCAAGCAATTGCCGCTGGTTCGGTGAAATTAATGGATTGGAATTCTGTGGTTAATGCTGGTATGGGAGGTGAACTCTTTCAGAACGCTTTGAAAGCGACCGCCAAAGAAATGGGTATAGTTGTTGATGCATCGAAACCTTTCAGAGAAACATTAGAATCAGGTTGGGTCACAGCAGATGTGTTGACCAAAACTCTTGGGAAATTTGCCGACGATCCGGCATTATTAAAAGCTGCAACGGAGGTTAAAACATTTACTCAATTACTTGACACTATGAAAGAATCTGTCCAATCTGGCTGGGCTGTATCCTGGGAGAACATTATTGGTAACAAAGAAGATTCTGCTAAATTACTTACAGATATTAATGACGCATTTGGAGCTCTTATAGGACCTGCTACGGATGCTCGGAATGAGATGTTGGCCTTTTGGAATCAAAATGGGGGCCGAGAAGCCGTCATTCAAGGACTAACAAATGTGTTTAAAGCATTAATGGCCATAGTGAAGCCATTAGGAGAAGCTTTTCGCGAAGTATTTCCCGCTATGACTGGCGAAAAATTGGTCGAATTATCAAAAAAATTTAAAGATTTCACAGCAACATTAATAATCAATAGTGATACCGCTTCTAAACTTAAAGATATATTTAAAGCTGTATTTGAAAAGATTGATTTTACTATTCAGATCATTACAACTATTATAAGAGCATTTTTAATGCTGGGCGAATCCATAACACCCATTGTCACTTCCATTTTTAATCTAACAAGTTCGTTTGCACATTACTATATCGAAGCTAATAAAGCTCTCGACACATCTACAGCATTTAACAAGATGTTACAAAAATTTAGTGATATTTTAGCATCAATTAAAGTATCAGATGGTCTCGAGAAAGTTGGATCAGTATTTTTACATCTTGCTAGTATACTCGGTCCAGTATTTACTTTCCTTGAAGAAAAAATCTCTGCTTTCTGGGGAAGTCTTGATTTTGATAAAATTTTCAATACTCTTAATGCCGGATTATTTACGGCTATATTATTTGGGATACAACGTTTTATTACGGCATTAACAAATCTAATGCCTAGTGGGGTAGGTTTTGTAGAACGTATTACTAATATGCTTGATAGTGTTCAAGCCAGTCTTATGGCATGGCAAGCAAATCTAAAAGCCAATGTATTATTGAAAATAGCTGTAGCCGTAGGTATATTAACATTAGCTATACATGACTTATCTATCATTGATCCAGAGAAATTAGGATCGGCATTGACTACTATGGCCGCAATGTTTGGGGAACTTATAGGTTCAATGGCCATAATGGGTCGAGTCATCTCTGGTGCCAGTTTTAAAGCGATGTTTACCGTTCCCCCATTGTTAATCTCATTATCGATTGCTATTCTTATTCTCTCGGAAGCAATGACTAAATTAGCGAAACTAGATTGGGAAGGTATTACTAAAGGGCTTATATCAGTAGCCGCTTTATCGGCTACTTTAGTTATATCAGCTAAGTTATTATCCGCAAATCAAGCAGGAATGATAAAAGGTGCTGCAGGTTTTATATTATTTGCCGCCGCTTTATTAATAATGGCACGAGCAGTTGAGAAATTAAGTAAATTGAATACGGACGAATTAAAAAAAGGCCTCATCGGTGTTAGTGTATTACTTATCAGTCTTGCCGCGTTCATGAAAGTTACGGATTTGGGCGGAATGGGTATACGAAGTGGTGCTGGATTACTACTTCTAGCAGGGGCAATTTTAATACTATCAATTGCTGTTAAACAGTTAAGCGAAATGGATGGTGGAGGATTAGTTCAAGGATTAGTTGGTCTTGGTGTATTACTAACCGAGATTGCTGTTTTTGTAGCTCTTACAGGAGGTTCAAAAGGCCTCATCGCGACGTCAACTGGTCTGGTTCTTATGGCTACAGCCATAGCCATCTTAACCGCCACAATCAGAACCTTAGGCGGTATGGGATCGGATGAATTATCAAAAGGATTAATTATACTTGCTGGCGCTTTAACCATTTTGGGTGCGGCTATGTATGCTATGCAAGGAAGTATCATGGGGGCCATTGCCTTGACAATTATGGCTGGTGCAATTTTGCTCCTAACCCCGGCACTTGTTATTTTAGGACACATGCCTTTAAGTGTTATTGGATTTAGTCTACTCATGTTAGCTGGAACATTTACAA